TTACCTTGACGAGATTTCTTAGGCTTCGCGGGCATAAAACTAATGCCGCCGATTTTTGAACGCATTGCCATGATTCTTAGCACTCCTTAGATTACAAATAACTTAGTCTCAAGATCTTGAGGTCTTGGAGAACCTTTCTGATAAAACTCTATCGAAAGGTCCTCCATAATATCAAAATATTCTTCTTCGGTCAACCCCTTATAAAGTATTTCCCCTTTATGGAGAATTGTATATTTTGTCTGTTGCATCAGATCACACGAGTTTTTTCGTGTCCGACTCTGATACGAGGATCACACCAAATCTCAAAACCTGCTGCGATTGCATCGAGACAGAATGATACATCTTCTCCACACATATCCTGTACTTGCCCGGACTCAAAGACTTGCATCTTCGGAGCAAACCATGGATACTTCATTTTTTCATGTTCGAATACTCCGTGCTTAATCAATAACCATCCGAATCCAACATAGTCTACGGTAAAGGGTTTCTTGCGCTTTGGAAGGGTCTCTATTGTTTCGTGGTCCATAACCCCTCCACCATTTCGGAAGTCCTCCTCGTCCAGCCAGTGTGCCACTGAGGACGTTTTTCCGTCTTCCGTACAATACCATCCGCTGGCAATGTCCTTTTCCATCAAAACCAATTGCCAGAACTTCTCTGTATTAAACACGATGTCACTATCAATCCATAATTGATAGTCATATTTTAGTTTTCCATCCCAGGGAATTTGATCCGGTCCTCGCAGAACATTGGCTCCAAGACATTTGCATCTTGCAAAGTTTACCATGGAGGAATAATCCTGCGAAATCTGGATGTTCCCCCCTGACTGTACAATGTCAAAACACAGTTGTACAAACGATTTCAAAAAAGTATATGAAACTCCTCTACCGGGTAGGCAAAATACAATGCTTTTGCCCCTGATCATTTCTTTTGCCTTTTCATAGTCCCATTCAGGACCTTTTTCCGTTACAGGTGGTGTTGCCTTTACAGTGAATCCTTTTGTCATGATTGAATAATTTTATCTCATAATCATGCAGTATATATGCAATCTCAGTCGGTGCCAATCTCGGTAATTACAATATACCCATTCTCGACTTCAATGTTAACTTCCGTTCCCTCATACCACCCCTTCTCGTCACATATCCACTCAGGTATCGTTAGATAATGCTCTCCACTGACTGGATCGATCTCTATAGTCGTAAAATTTTCTGCGGGATTTTTTTTCATATTACTTGAATCTTATACCTCGTTTTTATATAGTGAAAAAAATTTTTATAGGAGGGTGTAAAAAAAAGAGTCCTTTTGATATCATGCACGGCATCGTAACACTTTGTAGGTTAGGGTAGTTATGTGTTTTTAAAACGCGCCGATATAACATAAGGGGGGCATAATACCCCCCAACTGCTGATCACGAACGAATGCCTAAAGTGATAACTTCCTGCGGATATCCCTCTCTACCTGATTCAATGCATGACGGCATGATGGTGTTGATGCCGTGTGAATTCTGACTCCAGTGTAATGCCTCCAGACTAAATGTTTGTTTGATCGATATAACTCAAACTCATAAGATTTCATGAGTTTGTTGAGTGCTTTCTGGTGTTTCATGATGCAACAGCAAACTTAGAATTGTTGAAATTAGCAACACTGAAACGCTGACGATCTACCAGTTTGAATGTACCGAACTCAGTGTCCATAACATAACCCTCGGCAGAGATTTCATCCTGTCCGATGAATGCACGAGGACCAACATTGCGGCACTGATACATCAACTCATCCTTCAAAACTATCATCAACCCGTAGAGGTGACAGAGGTTAGCATTGCCCAGAAAATCATCGTTTGTGAGTGCCCAACCGTTACGCAGGGCACTATTAATGTTCTTCTTAATCTGTGCTGCTTCCTTATCAGTCACGAACTCAGTCTTAGACATCACCTCACGGATCAAATCTACGATCGGGGGAATCTCAAACCCGTCTGCTACCTTCGAAATAAGAACCCGACCAAATATAGGTTTTGGGTTTCACAAACTTACAGTAAAATGTGTCGGTGATGATGAACTTCATCGGGAAGGCAATTGCACCCCTTAGATCATCATTAGCAATGTAGAAGGTATGCGGAGCAACGATGATTTCCTCACTCACGATATCATCGAACTGATACGTAATTGTGTTTGGGGTATACTCATCAGACCCACCGAAACCAATAAAATCTCCCTGAAAAATGCCTTCGGTACGTGGCAGATAATCAAAGCATTTGTGGAGGATTTCTGCTACGTTCCCCGTGTGGTTAGCATCAATATCCTGGTGCGATTCGTTGATCTTAATCTTCACTTTATTGAAGACAGATTTGGTGCCCACGAACCAATTTCCAGTCGCAGGATTAGTCCCCCAAACGATAGCAGGAGCACCATCAATCTTGGTAGAAAGATTAATCTCAGACTTGAGAGATTGCAGGAACGAAGTATCACCTGTGAGGATGGTATCTTCGGGGTGTTCGATGTGAAGGTTTTGAGTCATAATAAAGAGAAAAAGTGAGAACAATTGAGGGGGAGATGAGTCCCCCAGAGTTGTCATCAAGCGAGGCGCATTCCGTTGGTGAAAGGAATAGTCCGCATTGCTTTTTCGGTCAGGTCAAACATCTGAATAAACCACTCAAATTGCTTCTGAAAAACATACTCACGCTTGGTTCCGCAAGTGTAACCAAACTCAGAGAGAAGTGCATTCAGACGGGATTTTGTGGTTTGAGACTGATAACCACCGTCAAACAGTTTCAGGAAGTCATCACCAACCTCAGCAATTTTGTTGCCGTGGAGATACACATGGGACACGGGAGGATTCACATTATCGCAAGTGTGAATAACCTCAGTGTTTGCAGATTTCCAGTCAGTGTTACCTTTGATTGCGGCAATCATCTGCTGTTCGATCTTACGCATGAAAGAGAAGAGAAAGGACTAGAGGCGGGAGGGGCGTGATCCCCTCCACTTCTCTAAGATACACGGAAACGGGGTCCCGTGCCGGTTTAGTGGACACTTTGACCAACTGTCCACCGGCGGCCGCGATTCTCAATAAAAAAAGTAGTTGAGAATCGGAACGGTTAGTGTTACCGAAGCGGTTGCATTCTCACAACCTCAGGCACACTATGATCCTCCCTTACGGTGTGAATGTGAAAGTGAGGATTGTTGCGTTGGCAGTTAGCAATTGCCTCCTCTTTAGTGGCAGCAATGTAACCCAACTGATCACGCATTTCGAAACCATTAGGACGCTCAAAACGACCGGAAATGATGAACTTAATTTCTTGCATTGTTATCACTCACCGAAGAATGCAAAGTGTGCATCAAGAACGAAATCTATCACCTCATCGGTAGCACTAACGTCAAAACGTTCACAGTACCAATCAAGTGCCATTTCTGCGGAACACATAGTGTCAAACATGAAATCTTGGAGATCTTGGAGTGTGTCAGTCATCTGTGTTTTTGTCATGTGTATACAATACACGATTTTGGACCCCGTGCCTATTTTGTGTGACACTTAGGCAACCGGTCGCCGCGGCCGACTCAGTTAGTGTTACTTTCCTCCAAAATGTGTGGGTAGAATTCTTCTACCTCTCTAATCAATTCTTTCTCAGAATACTTACCATAACTCTCATCCATGTAATCATAAGCAAGTTGCATCAATCCATCGAGGTCCATATCATCCAGGATATGGTGGATTAAGTTCTCTTGAAGGTCGGAACGATTCATGTCAGTTAGTGGTGAATGAGTTAGTGTCAGTTAGCAGGAAAATTACGGCAGACAGCATCACAAAGTTGACGAATCACATCATCTTTATATTCAACCTCACCAAAGTTCGATTCAATGATACAATCAATGTCCTCCATTAATTGTTCACGAGCAGTCAACATTTCAAGATTAGTGTTCATTTTGGAATAGGTGAAAGTTGATACGAAAGACATCAATAATCGGTGTTTCCTTTAATGTAACCTTCTACGTCAAACTTATCATCTTTTTCCCATTCTTCCTTCCACTCAATCACATCGAAGATCTCACCGGGAGCATCTTGAATTTCGGACCAGAGTTCATCAAACATGGGGCAATTCCCGACGACTTGATAACAATACACGATTTTGGGGGTCTGTGCCGGTTTGGTGTGCAGTTCCCAGATTGGCACACACTGTTCTCAATAACGAAGGTCTTATTGAGAATCAAATATTGATCATGTGCCAATCTGGGAACTGGTAGTTTAAAAGATATCTGCCAATTCTTTGATGGTAACATGTACATTCTCGTCACCTTCTAGACCTAAGAACTCATTCCAGTCCAGTTCTTTCAGGTCTAGATCATCATAACACTCGATGTCTAGTGTTACACTAACCAGGCGTTTCTGTGTATACATGGGAATCTCGTGTGATGTGTGCGTATTGTATCATGCATAATGACGATATGCAAGCGCATCATAATCACATGAATCTCGTGCGTACTCATCATCAATCTCGTATGCATCTTGTATATAATTGTTATGCATATGATAATGATGCTCGCACATCTCGTCGAGATCACATGTATAAGACTCGTTGTTATACTCGTATTGGAACTCGTAGTCGTCGTAGAACATGGGTCTCGTCGAGATTTGTGTTACATGTATATTGTACCGATATCTCGTCGAGATGTCAAGTGTTATCTCGTCGAGTTTCATAACCATTATTTATACAAGATCTCGAAGAAATGTTACGGTCTGCTAATTTTTCCGTCCCTGTGACTTGACAAACTGCGCGTTTCATAGTACGCTCGCTAAACTTGCATAAGATCCGGTGCTTTCTTACATAAGATCTGGTGCTTTATAAGGTTATAAGGTTTTTAGAGAGTATAAAGACACATAATATACCATTCTCAATAACTTATTGCAAATGAGAATCAACAGCAACAAAACACTCTTTTATATTTTATAATACCTTTTTAATTGATTTTTAATGCATTTTACCCCATTTTTCAGTATAAATCGGCATCTCTGTACTCCTGCGCTTGCGCTTAGCCCGTCGGGTGTGACTTATACTCATTGCCATTTGTTTTTCGATTCTTCACATACACCAGATCTTTCCAATCCTCTCTATAACACAACAACAAACAATGAGTCTTCTTATGAAAATAAACCAATTCATCAGGTTTATCTTTCACACCAATCTCTATCGTAATATAATCATCACATATAAAATAAACCCATCCACTGAGATCATTCCACTTGACATAATCATCAATCTGTGGTGTATAGGAAATCATATAAATGCTCTCTCCAATGGACTAAGTTTGAGTTGCATTGCACTATAAGGAGTCGTATCCATGATATTCACCTGATCTCCTTGTTTGGTTGAATTAATGGGTTGATAATAGCATTCCTTCTTTGTATCATAGAATCCCCAGATGGTAGTAACAGGACAATCATCAGTGCGATAAACATACTGATACTGATGACATAACCATATAGAAAGTAAATTACGTTTATCCTTTCTGACTTGGTAGGAGTATCCTTTGGGAGCACGATGAATAAAACCTTTGAGGGAATCACTGTTCACGTACAATCCTCATATGATTCGGATTCATTCCTTTGGC